TGCACAGTTACTTTTGCGACAACACTCGTAGTCCCCACCAGCAAGTTACCGCTTGAGTCTATACGGGCACGTTCTTGGTTGCTGGTAAGAAACGCTAAAGGCGAGCTAGAAACAACTTGGATAGCTGCAACACTTGCACCTCCGTAATAACCACGCACATAAACTTCTGCGCCTGACGCATTTTCAAAAAACCTTGCGTAGTCGCCAACTACATCTAAGCGACCAACAGGACTTGTAGTGCCTATACCAAGATTTCCAGACGCATTAAGGGTCATTACCTGAGTAAAGGTAATGGCGTTTCCTGCTGTGCCTGATGGGGCGTTGAACCATTGGTGTTCTCCACCGCTTTGGGTATATCTTGAAGCAGCTAAAGATGCTGTGTAGCGATAATTTGTTTGGTCAAAATAAGTGTTTGACATCACATAAGCATCAGAGCCACCAGCCCGTCCCATAAAACTTAAACTCCCGCCAATCTGAAGGGCTTTATAACTACCGCTTCCAAAAGCACTAGGTGTAACTCCAATACCAACAACCTGACTAGCATCAATCGTAACTGCGGTAGTCGTTCCATTGCTCTGTAGGGCTAACGTGCCGTTACTGGCTACCCCAGATGAATTAAGTGTAATTTGTGCCATGATTTTCCTTTACGGAGTTCCGTTAGAGACGATATTTGTTGCAGATGTAATAACACCAGTTGAAGACATAGAAGCAATTGTCGTTGCCCCATACTTAAAAAGCAACTTACCACCACTCTCCTCAATCGTGAAGTTAGTAGTCAGAAGTTTAGGTGTAGATGCGGCAGTACCCGTTGTATTCTGATTTAAAGTAGGCACATCAGCAACTTGAATTGTGCTCATCACAACATCAGTACCATTGCCACGCAAATATGAACCACTCGTCACAGCGCCCGCCAGTGCATCCATTGCGGCTTGTCGGGTTGTCTCACCTGTACCGCCATTGGCAAAAGCAACAGTGCCAGTAACGTTAGAAGCCGTACCTGTTGTATTCTGGTTTAGAGTTGGAATATCAGCCGCAACCACTGCCCTGAAAGTAGGCACTCCCGCACTACCATTAGGGGCGGCTAAGACAAAGTTTGCAGTCTTCGAGGAATAAGGGTTAAGAGTGTCTCCATAGCCAGAAGCAAGGCTAATTGCGGGTGTTGTACCGCCACTAGACACAACAGGAGAAGTTCCTGTCACAGAAGTAACTGGTGCTGTACCACTAGATGCCGCAGTAATTAGACCTTTACCATTGACAGTAATGGTTGCATTTGTAAATGAGCCAACATTGGTGTTTACAGTGGCAAGAGTCCCCGCAGCAGTCACATTTGCAGAGCCATCAAAACTTGGGCTTGTATAGGCTAAATCACCAGTAATTGCTATTGTTCTGCCAGTAGTTAGGGTTGCCGCACTGCCTGTTGTATTTTGGTTGAAGGTAGGGAATGAGGTCAAAGATGCCGCTGAACCTGTTGGAGCAAGAACATCTGTACCAATCACAAGACCAAGATTAGTCCTTGCATCAGGAGCAGTAGATGCACCTGTACCACCATCTGCTACCGCCAAATCTGTAATGCCAGTGATTGAGCCACCAGTGATAGAGACATTGCTTGCCGCTTGAGTAGCAATCGTTCCCAATCCACTTACGTCAGCAGTGGTTAAAGTGATAGCACCAGTACGTCCCGCAACAGAAGTCACCAGATCAGTGTTATCAACCTTCTCCCAGACAGAGCCATTAAAGATAGCCCAATCGCCTTGTGTCCAAGTAGTAATTCCATTTAGATTGGTTGTGCCAGTAGTAGAGACAACATAGTACTCTCCCTTTGTACCGACACTAGAAGCAAGAGATGGTGTGTTTGTAGATGCGTTCCAAGTACCTTCATAGGTGACAAACCCAGAAATAGCTGTAATTTGTGCTTGTAGTGAACTTAAAGTATCAAGAACATACTGAGAAGTGCCACCACCATTGGCGATAATCTTGATCTTCTCTGCGACATCAGGAGCTACAACTTCACCAACATTGATGACCCGTCCACTAGACAAGTGGATAATCAAACTACCATCAAAGTCAATGTGTGCATCAGTAACAGATACACCATCTGCACCATCTACCCCGTCTCTACCATTTCGACCATCAGCACCACGAGGGCCGATAGCGCCATCTTTGCCTGGTCGACCATCTTTACCATCACGGCCATCAGAACCATTCTGACCATCTCGACCATCTTTGATTGAGGCAACACGCTTTTCAATGGTATTACCCACCTCATCAAAACGTGAGCGAATGTCAGATTCAATCTTTTTGAGAGCTTGAACAACTAAGTCAACATTCTCGCCAATCTTCTTTTTTTGCACTTCTTTGGCTTGTGCAACAGATTTTTTAACAGAATCAAGAACAGCTAACTGCTGCTCCTCAGTCATGTTTTTAAGGATTAACTCCTTAGCGAGAGATTCGAACTGGTTAAGAAAATCTTCTTCCATTCCCGCCATTTTGTTGTTTTTTTCCGACATTTGGAGTTCAACGATCTTGGATTTGTTCTTAATATCAGCTTCTTTGAGCATCAATTCAGCAATCTTAACTCGTTTATCAAACTCTTTTGAGGCCAACATATCCTCATCTGGGAGGTTTTTAGTGATAGAAGCCATGTTTTTGGCTTGAATCTCTTGGGGCATCAACTGTGTTTCCATGGACAACTTGACAGCATTTGCCTTGTTTTCCTCAGCCTGAGTCGTTTGGACAGCAATTTGAGCCTGTGCTGCTTGTAAAGCCAACTCTGCTTGCATTTTCTGCATTTCTTGCGCTTGAGGATCAGCTTGACTCATCTCATCCAAAGCCTTAATCAACTCAAAACGGTTACTTAGGCTTGAATTACCCAAAATACCTTTGAGAATCAATGGTAGAACAGGAGTGTTAGGGCCAAGAGTTTGGAGTAGACCAATGAACTGCTGTTGTTCATACTCACGAGCAATAATACCCAAAGTAGCAGTAGGAATGAACTTCATGTCCACAGAAGGATAACGCTCTGGATCAAACTGCATATAGCGGAAAGATGCCTTTTGGATGAACGGTATCAAGAAATCCTCTTGGAAGTTCACCAAGGTACGCTTGTACTTCTTGATGATGGTCGCAACTGCCATGCTTAGACCCGCACCATCACGGTTTCCTTGAGAAACCATGCCTTGAGAGTCCATCGTACCAGTAGCCTGAAGCAACATTCTCTCAAATTCTTTGGCAGTAGACAGATTATTAAGGCTTGTCTCACCAAACTTAAATGGATACAGAATTTCTGATGGATTTCCGTTTACCAAGAATGCTTTTCCTGGCTTAACTTCGAACTTAGCACCTCTAGGAAGCCTAGAAGCATCTAATCCCATCATAGGAGAAGTTGTCAACGCTAAAGAGTCCAGATGGCTTCGTACTTGAGCATCAATGGCCTTTTGCATATTGTAGGATTTCTCTACAGTACCCCTACCTAACAGTCTATTTGGCACAGTGTCATCTTGGTAAGAGATAACAGGACGATCTTTCATCATGTATGGGTTCTTTTCAGCCTTGAGAAGCACCCCATCATTGGCAATCACAATAATTGCCTCTACCAAGTCAGAATACTCATCCTGAACAGAGTCTTCAGGAAAAAGATCCTCAACTTCACCATCTTCTTTTTCCAATTGTTCAAGGTATTCACGAGGAACTAAGCCATAATAAGTCAGAAGTTTTACCTTGTCGTCTTCGTATTGGGAAACTTCTTGAGTAGGCTCTAAATCTGTGTCCATCGAGTCAGTCCCGACCTTTACCTTGCGATAAATGCCATCTTCTTGACCTTTAACAATCTTGTGAATCGAAACATATTTCTCAATTGCCACACCCATACAGTCATCAATAGATGTTCCATTAGGATCAAACAAGAAATTCTTTGGATTGACAGGAACAATTTTGACAGCAATGCGGTTTTTTTCCACAACACCGATAGCTGCTTGTCCAGTTTGACCAGGAATCGGTTGAGTTGAAGGCTCAAATATCTTCTCTGTTTTGACAACAATCTCACCAATACCAGTGCCGTAGATTTCTGCCATTAACTCAATCTGGTCAATGGATTTACGGATTTTGTCTACCTTGAAATCTTCCATCAGTTGAGCTTTTAGTACCTCAACATCTAATGGGTTGCCATTTACATCTTTGATATCGTCTTCAATGTCAAAAAATTCGCCTTGACCAAAGATAGCTTCCATGATCTCAGCATGGCGAGTCTCTACGGCTTGTTGTGTAGCGGGAGTAACGATTCTGGAACGCTCTGACTCTCGTGTTTTGTCTTCTGAAGCCCACTCGCCACGGAAGATTCTTTCGTATTCTAGCCAATCATCAAGACAGTTAACATCTCTCCAATCCCTCCAACGATCACAATGGTTAACAACAAAGTTAACTATTTCCTTGTCGGACTCGGTTGGTTCTTGATATTCCATCTTATACCCCGCTAATAATATCTACTGGTTCCCACTCCTCGGAGTCATCTTCTTCCATATACGAAGTGACAGCAAGTTGGTCAATGTAACTAAGGGAGTCAGGCAAGTCATCGTGAACCCCTTGTGCGGGGAACAGGATTAACTGGTCTACGAACTCATCCCAATCTTCTTCCGAATTTAACACAATTCTGCCATGCTCGAACCTTCCTTGTAAAGCCCAGATGATTCGATCCGCTTTTTTTCTATTCCCATGGGTCAAATCTACGATATGAGCAAAAGTGTTGTTCTTTCGCATCAGGTCGCTTAGATAGGGCAAAACAGCGTTCTTTAACG